TCTGCACCGGAACTGGTAGCAGCGAGCCTCAAGGTCTGTTCAACCCAACCTACAGCAACAACGTAACCGGAGCTGTTTCGGCTGCCGCCGCTATCACTAGCGACGACCTGATCGACGTATTCCATTCTTTGGGACGTCAGTATCGCAGCTCTGCTACATGGCTAATGAATGACTCTGCCGCAAAGCTGATCCGCAAGCTCAAAGATGCTGACGATCAGTACCTATGGCAGCCAGGTCTGCAAGCAGGTCAGCCCGACACGATCTTGGGTCGCCCCGTTATCGTATCGACTCAGGCTACTGCTCCAGCAGTTGATGCAAAAAGTATTATCTTCGGAGATATGTCTTACTACACGATTGCTGATCGTGCTGGCGTATCTGCTCAGAAGCTGAACGAACTCTATGCAGCTAACGGCCAGGTCGGCTACAAGTTCAGCACCAGAAACGACGCGAAGGTAATCGTCAACGAAGCCTTCACTTCTTTCACTCACGGAGCTGCTTCCTAATATTGCAAATTAAAGCAATAAAAAGTTTTGCTACCAAAGGTAGCGGCTATCGGGTTGGGGATACCTACCAGGTAGCTGCTGCCACTGGCAAACAATGGGTCAAAAACGGATGGGCCGTGGAGGTTAAAACCCCGCGAGCCAGGAAGTCTAAAAGCCCAGAGGTAATATAAGCCTCCCCGTTCTCAATGGTCTAATAATTTAATCAGTGGAGACTTCACGAGTCGGGGAGGTATCCCCTCTTATATAAAAATGCCTATCTACTACAGCTATAAAACCACTACAGGCCCAAGCAGTGAACCTATAACATTGTCAGAGGCTAAGGCCCAACTCCGCGTAGAGTCGGATTTCACCGACGATGACACTTGGATTACTACGGCAATAACAGTAGTTCGCGAGCAGGTAGAGTCATTCACAAATCGGGCTTTAATGCCCCAGAGCTTTGAATTAGCCGTAAGCGAGTTTAGTGACGAAATAGAATTACCTAAACCGCCATATAGTAGTTTGTCCTCTATACAGTATTATGACTTGGACAACGCTCTTCAAACTCTTTCTAGCAGCTACTACCTGGTCAATGATTATACAGAGCCAGCAGTAATTGCTAAAAAAACCGATCAAACTTATCCGGAAACATACGACAGGCCCGACGCGGTTAGGATCGCTTTTTCGTCTGGATATGCAGATGCGGCCAGCGTTCCTGCATCTATAAAACAGGCCATGCTAATGCTTTTGACCGATCTATATGACAATAGGTCAGCAAGCTCAAGCCACTTAAATACAGTCAAAATAGACTGGACCCCAGCGGTCTTAAATCTCCTATCGACCAATAAAGCCATCCTCTACTAATGCTATCCTCTAGGCTCCAGGTTTATGCTAAAAGCGAATCTGTAAACAGCTATGGGGAATCCGAGCTAACTACTTCTCTATATAAATCTGTCTGGGCACAAGAAATGGAAATAAAGATGGACGAAGTGAGGGATAGCGAATCAGTAAAGAGTATGGATGCTTATAAGTTCAAGACTCGATTTAATAGCTGGTTAGATGAAAACTATGAGATTGAATACGACGATGGAAGGCTGACTATTGAAAGTGTTGAGCCAGCAGGGCATCAATTACGCCAATGGCTAATAGTTAAAGCCATTAGACAACAATGAATCAGCGATTTAAAACTTTCACCAGGGGAAGTTCGCTTAATTCATATGGCGAGCTATCTGATACATTTACCCAGAGTACATCTATATTTGGTCGGGCTAGACACTATACAGATGGAGAATCATTAGTATCAAACAAGCACAGGCCATTGCATAAAGTCGAAATTAAAGCAAGGCACTTTAGTGGCGGCATAAAAGACCAAATAGAGTATCTTGACTATCGGTGGGAAATCGAAGGCGTTAGGAGATCTCATAGATCTACTATAATTAAAATAATAGCCAATAGGCTATATGATGTAGCGACGGGAAAATACTTACAACCAAACGGCACAAACTTTTATTTAACGCCTTCTGGCAACTTCTATTTACAGTTATGAGTGATATTACAGTCAGTAGCGATATTCACACTTTTATGCAGTCGGCCAGCAATTCGGCTGCTCGCGATAATCTTGGCGTTGGAGACACCGATGCCGTCAATCACGCATCACTGACGCTGACCGGAAACGCCGAGGCGGTTGAGTTTATAGGCGACCTTGACGGTGCTGTCCGATTTAACGCAAAGGCTGGCGAGGATATTAGTAAAGCAGATCCGGTTTACGTTTCCGGAGTTAGCGGAAATCTTGCAATTGTTAGCAAAGCGGATTCTTCTAATGCGGCGACCATGCCTTGTTTTGGCTTGGCTGGTTCAACGGTTTCGCAAAATGCGTCTGTGCAGATCATTACATTCGGAACTCTTTCTAGCATAGACACGTCAAGCTATTCGCTAGGCGATACGTTATACATTAGCACGACCGGAACGCTTTCGGCAACGAAGCCGACCGGAGAATCAAATCTCATTCAGAACATTGGAAAAGTTCAACGAGTCCACGAGACCGCTGGATCGATTAAGGTCGGCGGGGCAGGGCGATCAAACGATACACCTAATCTAAATGAAAATAAAATCTTTATTGGCAATGGTTCAAATGCTGCATCTACTGCGGCGATTGGCACCGTTATTACGGACAACGCTAGCAGCGTTAAAACGTCCTATGAGTCAAACAGCGATACAAATGCCTATACAGACGCTGAAAAAACTAAGCTCTCGGGCATCTCGACTGGTGCGGAAGTCAATGCAGTGGATTCGGTCAATTCGCAAACCGGATCGGTTACCCTAGACGCCGACAATATAGACGACACATCTACCACTCACAAATTCGCTACAGCCGCCCAACTCACGAAGCTCGATGGGGTCGAGTCTGGAGCCACTCAAGACCAGACCGGATCGGAAATCAAATTGGCCTATGAGGGCGAATCCAATACCAACGCTTTCACCGACGCGGAGAAAACTAAACTCAGCGGAATAGAGACAGGGGCAACTGCCGATCAGGATTTATCATCCTATCAGTTGCAACCATCTGAGGGGGCATTTGAGAACGGCGACAAAACCAAACTTGATGGCATCGAGGCTTCCGCAGATGTTACCGATGCGACGAACGTAAACGCTGCTGGGGCAACCATGAATACTGACACCGACGTGAGTGGCAATTCTTGGGTTCTCGACGAGGACAGCATGGCGAGCAACGACGCCACAAAGGTTCCAACACAGCAGAGCGTTAAGGCTTACGTGGATGCCAACAGTAGTGATGATGCAACCAGCATACAGGGAACGAACGTAGACGCATCCGTGGGCACTCCTAGCGACGGAGACATATTGGTTTATCGGTCAGCCGGATCGGATTTCGTGCTTGAGTCAAAGCCAGCCGCCGGATCAAACCCAGCGGCTTCCGACATAACGGATGCGACATCCGATGGCATTGCTCTGATTACAAGCTCAGACGCCAACCCATTTACCGACGCGGACGAATCAAAGCTAGATGGAATTGCGGCAGGAGCCGAGGTAAATACGGTCGATTCGGTGAATAGCCAAACTGGTGCAGTGGTCATTGACGCCGATGACATATCCGATGCGGCCACAACTAACAAATTTACAACTGCTTCTGATATAAGCAAGCTGGCTGGCATTGAGACTGGAGCGACCGCTGATCAGGATCTGTCATCCTATCAGCTACAGCCCAGCGAAGGAGCATTCGCGAACGGGGACAAGACTAAGTTAGACGGGATTGAGTCAGGTGCTGACGTAACGGATGCGGGGAACGTCACCTCAGCGGGTGCATTGATGGATTCCGAAGTCACGAATCTCGCTCAAGTAAAGGCGTTCGATTCAAGTGACTACGCAACCGCAGCACAAGGAACGAAAGCGGATTCGGCTCAACAGCCACCGAGCGAAGGAGCGTTTGCCAATGGGGACAAGACGAAGCTGGACGGCATAGCTACAGGGGCCGAGGTAAACGTCAACGCTGATTGGAACAGCTTATCTGGCGACTCTCAAATCCTCAACAAGCCCACACTGGGTACAGCAGCGGCTACAGCATCAACCGACTACGCAACAGCCGCTCAAGGAACCAAGGCTGACTCAGCTCAACAGCCACCAGCAGAAGGAGCCTTTGTCGATGGAGACAAAACCAAACTTGACGGCATTGCGGCAGGGGCCGAGGTCAATACAGTTGACAGCGTAAATACGCAGACCGGAGCGGTAGTTTTGGATGCTGACGACATTAGCGACGCCGCGACTACCAACAAATTTACGACCGCCGCAGATATAAGCAAGCTGGCTGGCATCGAGGCAGGTGCTGACGTAACCGACACGACTAATGTAACTGCGGCTGGGGCGTTGATGGACAGTGAGGTTGACGCTGATATTAAAACACTATCACTGCCAGCTAACACAATAATAAGTGCGTTCGGGGCCACCCTAGTTGACGATGCCGATGCTGCCACTGCTAGGAGTACATTGGGAGTAGATGCGGCTGGCACGGATAACAGCACCAACGTAACCCTATCAGGAACCGGAACGTATATCAGCATTGCTGGTCAGGTCATTACGGTAGATCCAATAACCGAGAGCGACATATCCGACCTGGGAACATATCTAACGGCTGAGTCTGATACGCTGGACAGTGTAACAGGAAGAGGAGCTACAACGACTAATGCCATCACCGTTGGGTCTATCGACGTCAATGGCGAGATTATTGAGCTTGCTGTAAACACAACTGGCGTAACCGGATCGACGGCATTAGATCCGGCCAATGGCACGATTCAGAGGCTGACGTTTTCGGGAGCGGTTACGTTTACGGATTCTTTGGCGAACGGCGAGTCGATCACTTTGCACATCGACGACGGAACTGCATACGCCGCGACTTGGCCTACAATGGAATGGGTCGGAGGATCAGCTCCAACATTAGACACAACAAACGAGACGATAGTGGTCGTCTGGAAGGTGAACAGTACACTCTACGGAATGGCATCGGGGGTAGCATCATGAACATATTGAAAATCAAAAATGGCAATCCTGTTGCGTATTCAGAGTCTCGCCTCAAGCGGGAAAATCCGAATGTGAGTTTTCCGAGCGAACTGAATGCGGCAGTGCTTGCAGATTTTGACTGCTATACATATACGATTGACGAAAAACCAGAATACAATCCAGTTCTGCAAAATCTGAATTCTGTATTTGAGCAAAGAGCAGATGGATGGTATGAATCGCATGAGATAACCGATTTTAACATCGACGTTTCAAAAAGCAGATTGTCCGAAAGCATAACATCGGATCGTTGGTCTGTCGAGCAAGGTGGAGTTGAGTGGATGGACGATGCTGGACAGGTTTGGCGTATCGCGACTGACGGCAACAGCCAACAGAAGCTGACATCTGTCCTGACTATGCTGTTATCCGATCCCACGTCCACTGGATATGCTAACTGGAAAATGCAGAAACAAGTACAGGTAACGAAAATCGCAGAGGATGACGACGGCAACGACATAGAGGTCATCTCCGATGAATGGCAAAAATCATTTCGTCAGAACTCTCTAGCTGAGTGGAACGATATGGTCTCTCTGGTCAGCAATCATATTAAAAACTGTTTCGATGCCGAGTCTAACGCTTTGGCTAAAGTCGAATCTGGCGATTTAACCGTTACGTTTCAGGGAGAATTCGATTTACTATAATGCTTAGATGGAAATCCAGTTTAAAGCCTGCTGCTGCTCCTGCTACGGATATCACTCTTGAGGATTCGGCTACAACGACGGGTGCTAATTTCTCAACGCCAACAAACATAGATGTTAATATACCAGCGGTTTCAACGAATGATATTTTAATCCTTTTTGTAACAACAAATTCTCAAAGAGATCCAACGTCTTCTCCTCCTTCTGGCTGGACTAAAATTGTTGAACAAGATGGAGTTCAAAGTTACCACTCAACTGTCGCCGCATATTGGAAAAGGGCATCATCAGGATCTACGGCTACCACTGAAACGTGGTCATCGTTTTTTCCAACTGGTGTATTTTATTACATCTGGGTCGGAGCTTATTCTGGATGTGTTACTAGCGGATCTCCCGTTGATGCCTACGGGTCATCAACAATTGGTTATGGTACACCGTGGTCTGTTAATGTTACGACTACTGCTAGCGATACTATGATTGTTACAATATCTGGAAGCACTCAGGCAAACCTCACGTACACTTGGTCCGATGGAACAGAGCTGATTGATACAGCGTATCCCGGTACAAACGCAAGTGTATCAATCAATGAAAAGCTTGAATCTACTGCTGGATCCAAAACCAGAACTGTTACGCCTAGCGCAACAGATGGAGGCACAATGGTAGCGGTAGCGTTGAAGCCCTGAGTGTAATATATTATGAAAATACTACTTGCAGCAATTATGTTTACAACGACGACCCTGATCGGAGCCGATCTAGTTTTGCAGTGGCAAGACAACTCGGATAACGAAGATGGCTTTGAGATTTGGCGGCAGCAAAATGGTGGCGAGTGGTTGCTTATTGCTGCGACAAATGCGGATGATGCTACGTTTACGGATAACGTCATCCCAATTGGAACTGAGCTTGCATATAAGGTTAGAGCTTGGAATCAATTTGGCGAATCAGGTTGGACTAACATCGTCAAAATTAGGACATATCCTCCAGCAGCTCCTACTAGTTTAAAAGGTGCAGCAATTAAGAGCAAAGAGGTGAGCTTTAGGTCTTCACCAAACGGTGATTCACTGACACGCGAAGCAAGAATTAGAACTTACAGAGACAAGCACGGGAGGCTTGTGATTGAAAGATCGTGAAGGATGAGCAGCGAGTTAATAGCTATGCTGGGCGGCGGCGTGACGGGCTTCGTCATGAAATTGATCTCCTATCAGATGTCGATACAGGCAAAGGCGATAG